GCCATTAATAATTGCCTTATATATATTTATGTAGTCTATTACTGACTTATCTATTGTTTGCTCAATTGGTTGTTGGGCATCCTCATGCAAATAGATCATTGTTCTTGATACTAAAGATGAGAATGGCTCCCTGATTGTTGATATAATTTCAAACCCTTCCTGTTTGGACAAAGCCTCTATATACCTAGATAATCTAAAAACCATTATTTTTTTTCCTGTTTTTTGTTGCCATGCCTTTTCAAAATAGTTTGTTCCAGATCTCGGAAAAGAACCCAAAACATATGCATGACCACCAACTAATTTTGACACTAAATAGACCACCAGCCCTCGAATTTGGCCTTGCCTGATGATATCCATTCTTTATGTAATTCTGCCTGATATGCCCAATCAGTTTTATGTGTGTCTTTACCACAATGCTCACAGATGTCAGAATTAGGTTCTTCGTATACATGTCTGCAATATTGTGTCATATAAGTACCTCTATTCAAATCTTAACACAGATTTTTCTTTATTCTTTGTTGCCCATACTGGCAAGGCATATCTATATCCAGATACAACCTCTTTTATTTCATGCACGTAATTTGACGGGAATATAATCAAACTTCCTGCTTTAGGAATATGAGTATGATTTAATACTGTGAAGTGTAATTCTCCACCCCTATAGTTATCATTTAAGTATATAACTCCACTAAGATTTATATATTCGGCATCCTTGTGGTTATCCTGATGTGGAACTAGTGAACATGTTGGTCCTAATACTGCCATCCAGATCGCATACGGATATATATCTTCTTCTATTTTATAAAAATCTTTAGATGTAGACACAAACTTTTCATATAACTTTTTTAATATATCTTTGATTTCTAAATGCTGGCTAATCTGAAACATTTCTGGAACTTCAGAATCCCATCTGTCTTTTCGTAATGCTTTTCTGAATTTTGTCCTATCATCCTTGTTGGCATTGATATAATCTACTAAACGCTTTATATCATCTGGGGCTATAAAGTTTTCAAATTCTTTTACATAGTCGAGCGGATTTGACACAATATCTATAGTACCATATAAGTTTAAGCGTTTTTTAAAGTTCGGCGCCAAACAGGATGTAAACCCCCCTATGCACCTAACGGTGCACTATGGGTTATTAGCCTAGTATGCCTGCAACAATAACAACTAGTACCAAACTAAGGCATATCCATTTTAGGACTTTGATACTAACTTCTATCTTTTTTTCGTTCATATGTCAATTATACCCCATATAATATTTGTATGGATCAGGCCCTACTTTATATAATCTATCAACCTGAACTTGAGGCTATCAAAATAGGTATATCGGATATCTCAGGAAAAAGGATTGCAAGCCATAGGACCAAAGGATGGAAACTTGTAGCCTATTGGCATTTTTTCGAGCGGGATAAGGCAAGAGCCATAGAATCCCTAGTAGTACAAACACTAACTAAGAAATACGGACATTTCCTAGATAAGTCAGATATGCCTCAAAATGGATATACGGAGACATTTAGTGCTAAGAAGGTCAAGAAGAGTGGTTTGATACGTATGGTCGATAAGGCTATAGAAAGTGTTTATGCCTCACATATACCGTCCCAAAATTACTAGTCTCTTGTAAATACTAGGTTTGACTGGTTATGGCTATATTGATAAGATTTTTTAAGAACAAACCCCATATCAGATAAAAATCTAACTACATCATCTATGAGCCATGCATCTTGCCATAATTGTTCTTGTTCTACCTCTATGTAGATAGATGAGCACATGGATAATATTCTGGTTGCTCCAGTCAATACCTCACGATTTGCACCTTCGCAGTCTATCCACAGAGCAATATTCTCATCCTTTAAATCTCTAAAGTATAGATCGAGAGTTGTGCATTCTGTGACTTCTGACTGTTTGATATCAAACCTACCTGTCTTGATACCATTATGTCCTACAAAAATATCACTATTAGAATCATATAGGAATTCAGCAGTTCCTTCGTAATCTGTTATTATTTTGTTTATATAGGTAACATTTTGTTGTTCTAGTATGTCTTTATACCGTTCGAATATTGGCTTTGATCCTTCAAATGCATATGCCTTACAGATAAATCCTCTGCGTTCAGCATTAGCCATTTCAATAGAAAAGTCTGCATCAAATGCACCAACCTCAATTGAGATGGTTGGTTTTAATTCTGTTTGAAGTTCTAAAAAATATGCTAGAGATAGTGCATCAGTGAACATAGTTCTAGTATATCGTAAAGTTATCCACAGGCTTGTTAAAAGATTTTTATTAATCTCCGTGTGGATAGTTGATCATATCTTTTATCCACAATACTGTAAAGGCTATTATTGAAATAATGTATGTGGCAATTATTATTTTTCCTGCTGTGTTCATATGATAATTATATAGACCTTGTCTATGTTTGTCAAGCATAGTTATCCACAGGTTTATCCACAGATAAATCTTACTGATGATATTTTTAGATAGGGTTAAAGTGGAGTAAAGTGGAGGATAGTGGGTAATGGAGCACTTTTAAGAGGGGGCTTCGTAATGTTGTTGCCAAACCACCTATCCCCAAACCTTCATATCCCCATATCAGGGCTTTGGATTATATACCAAACCACCATATCTGTCAAATTGACATAGCCACAAAGTGGGTATTATATACCCAAACATGTGGTTTGTCAAGTATGACCATAGGGATTTTTGCTCAAAAATGCAGAAAATCAGGAAATAATGTTTGTTATCGTAATCTTTTATTTAAAAATCTTTTAAAAAGTTTTAAAATCAGGGAATATGGTTTGTTATGGTTATATAGGGGATGATCGTAATGTTTTTCTCTACCGCCCCAGATTTCCCCAATGATCCCTGGATCCAGATCGTCCCGCCTGGAGTTAATCTTTGTCACTTGTCTTTTGAGCGGGGTGCAAGGCAGCGTTCGTAATCCCCCGCTTAAAAATGCGGCGGGTATAGAAGAGTTCCAAACCACTATACTTATATACAAACCTTCTAATACGAGATACACCATTACCAAATGCTATTGCTAATTCATTTTGACCATTATGATATGAATGAGTTGAGTGAATGTTTGATCCATTAAATCTTGCATGGTTATGAGGACTCATAAAACAATTATAACATGGTTTGAACCACATGTTTCATGTTTGACAAACCATATAGAGGTTTGGTATAATCTGGGATTTTTTATCAAACCTTCGTAATCCCAAAATCTGGGAAAAATATCATCGGATCGTAATATGGTGGTTTGATAACAAAATGCTTCGGCCCCGCAGGGCCCTATATCACAAACCTAAAATTTCGTCAAGTGATTTGTATCCCGTGTCTTGAATATTCAAACCCTCTAAAAACAATTTCCAAGTTTCCCTGATATACTGTTCTGCCATTGGTGCATTAGGAATAATACCTTCTGAGATAGAAAATGCTAGTGGCAATCCAATATCATTATATTCTATGAAGTCTGCAAACTCTTCATCTTGTTTATAGTTTAGCCATAGGTCCCCTAGAATATTGCAAATATCAGAATAGGGTGTATTGGTTTGTTCCGTCATATACGTTCTCCTTCTGTGCCTTCGCACTTTCAGCAATTACTTGTAGACGATTATAGGCAACCAAAGGAGCAAGTTGGGCATAGTACACGCCAACCTGTTCTAAGTCAGTTCTCAAATCACATACAAGGGTAGCAATTTTCATTGCGACTTTTTCCTCTTCTGTAAGTCTGTGTCGTCGTCTCATCATCACCTTTCATTGTACCAAAAAAAATAAAGAAGCGCAAGTATTAGACCATACCATAGGCATTAGAATTACTTACGCTTCAAGCCTATTATATCAAAAATTTGACGGGGACGCAAGTAACTAAGAAAAACCCTGCGTCCCCAGTAGGAGGGGAACCCATACCCTCCCTTTATTGAGTGACCGTCGTCACAAAGCCTTTATGATAAGTAATAAAACTTTCAAAGTCATGAATGCCAGTCTCATCTTCTACAGTCTTATTAATTAAATCAATAGTGATATCTGGATGGTCTCCTCCATAGGCACCGTCGCTATTACTTGCCCATAGACCAAAGCCAGTCTCCTCAGCCCACTGGTCCCCAATCAACTGGGACACAATAATACGTGTTGCATAGGACGTGTCATTCCACCTTGGCATTGCTGCATGTAGTGCATTCGCCAGGGACTCAAACCTATCATAGCCACCCCAGTGGCTGTACAGGTTAACTGATAAGTTCTTATCTTGTTTAATTGTATATACGATTCTGTCTCCCATTATAGGGTCCTTTCAGTAGTAGGGTTTTCTTCTAGTGTATCAAATTCTAGGTCTAATGTCAACTGCTCGTACATCATACCTCCTCAAAAGCAACTACGGATAGATCTGAAAGAACTTCATTCCAAACCTCATCCTCAGCAGCCTCTGAATCTACAACAAAATTCATGTAACTGCCAGAGGGCTCGTGTATTACTTCGATATTATATTGTGGCATTGTCATCCCTTTCTGCTATAGCAAATGATAGTTGATATGTTAATCCATATATATGTGAGAGAGCGTCCAACTGTCCCTCCCAATATTTGCGGTCCATGGAATCCATGGCTTCGCCAGTCTTGTTCTCTGCTTCTTGTGCCAACTCTAGTTGCTCTTCAGCCTCTAGCATTAGCCATTTGAGTTCACCGTGAATGACATCAAGTCCAGAAGAGCCAGCGTCGATTGCTTTCTGTAGGTTATCAGGCAACTCAGTTGTTATTGGCTGCATGCTCTTCTCCAATCTTTATAAAGTGACGGGTAGCAATAGCCTGCCCACCTAACCAATTAAATTCAAAATCTAACTCTAAGAACTCTTTAGAATTCATATCTAAATCTTCCATTTGTTTAGATATCTCTTCTTGGTCTTGTTCTAAACTAATTAGATGTGCCTTCATATATTCAATTAAGTAATTAGACATTAAAATACTCCTCATCTTCAGGTGTTAATTCATAGAATAAATTAAACTTAGACTGAAGATATGGGTCCTCAGACTTTTCTGCAATTTGATAATCTGCATAGAATGTGCCTTCATCTAGATTAGAACTATTCCAATCTTCAAATAGTTGTTCACTAATCTCAGTAACGGTAGCGTCAATTAGCATTTGATTCTCATCATCTAGAAATGAGCCACGGTCATTTAAATCTAATCTATTAGCCATTTATTTCTTCCTTTCTATAATCAGGTACATGCTCGTCGTCTAAGTATACTTTATGGATGTCACAATCTGCAACTATGTCTAGGTCTGCCTCTCCTAGCCAATTACATTCTCCACAGATTTCTCCACAGTCGTTATCGCAGTACTCCATAGTGTCGTATGAATCACAATCACGACATTGGCTTTCATAGTTTTGGTCAGATGTAATTACTCCAGCACGAAGTGTTGTTTCTCCACCCCAACCTGTCTCTTCTTGATAGGATAATGTAATATCTAGTGTTGGATAATCAAAAGAAAGTTTGTGAATAATGGGCAATGGTGGGGACCATGCTGTATTGAAACGGTATGCAAGAGATGTAGCACTTTCCTCCATTAGTTCTGTTTCAGGATATTTATCATTATCATGAACAGCAACGTCCCACTTGGTTCCCCAGTTTGTTACGTTCCAATCATACCAGTTACTACCTGAAAAATCTAATGGAGACTTACTGTAGTCAGGTTGCTTTATATAATCTTCGTCAGATATACCTGCTTGTCTATGATTATAGATATTATGAAATGCAAACACAGGATTGCTATATGTAAAATCCTTTACTTCCATTTCACGTGTTTCAGAATTCCAGTTGTCATGCTTCTGAACAAATGGTCTATTTAATAGTCGCTTTACATCTGCAATAAGTGCAGAATCACCCTCTATAGTAAGAGAGTTATATACCCAGTTGGGCATTTGGGGTCCTTTCTGTTGAGTTCGTAATTCAATTTTCCCAGATTTGGGGAATTATGTCAAGTCATCTTAATGTGATGTACGTCACAGAATCTCTACGCTTGCTGCTTCTGCAACCTCATTATATTTAACAAGATAATCAATATCTTCTGCAAACATGCTAATAGCGTATTTAATCTCAGTCTCAGGATCTAGATCTGACGGGTAGAAAGAATCCTCATCCTTCCACTCATCAGTATCAAACTCTCTAGATATATGTACTCTTATCTTCATACACGTCCTTCTGCCAGTAGGCCCCATAGTAGGTCCTCTAATTGTCTTAGTATTTGTTTATCCTCATCAGCAAACATGGTATCTTTAATATGATGATGAAGAGAATAGTTTAGTGTAGTAGCCATCTTCTCTACTTGTTCTGCTGTATATCCTAGCATTATGCGTTTTCCCTTTCCATAAGAATATTATAGGCGGCAAGACTGGTTATGTCAAGATTCATTTCTCTGCCAGGATATTTATCAAGCAGAAAGTTTACTGCGTCCCCTGCTGTTTTAAATTCACTATAGTTTTCACTAGCACCATAGTGTTGTATAGTTATCTCCCAACAATCAGTACCGCCAGGAGAGACAGAATATTCCATTTCATATATTTGTGCATTTAGGGTCATGATTTAATCATAGCAAAAAACTGGGAAAAAATCAAGTCTTCTTAATAAAACTAATTCATGATATTTTTAGTGAGTTCGGCCCCTTTTTGCAAAATTTTTTATGATCTGCAAATTGCAAAATAAAAATTGAGCAGTTTATACTCTTGCTCAGGAGTTGAAATTACTTACGCAATTTCTAAAGTGTTGCGAACAACATTTAGCAAACGATTTTTTTCTGCGTTGATAGCAGGGTCAAAACCAGAAGCAGCAGCAAGAATACTTTCGTTATTCCCACCACGAGATGAGCGATACCAATCAAGGCGTTCAGTTAGCGCATTGAAAGCACCCCAAGCGTTACCAGCAATCATGCCATTGAATTCGCCTGTGTAGATGTCATTGATAAGGTCAATCTTGTTAGTCCACTTTGTTGTGGCAAGTTTCTTATCAGCATCAGGCTTAGGATAAGCAGCAAGAACAATGTCATTGAATTGTTGCGCTGTGATTTCCTTAGCAATCATTGCGTGTGCCATCTTGTCGAATTCGTCCATGTAAGCATTAGCAAGACCAAGTGCTGTACGAGCAATTTGGATTTTACCATCAGCAGATTGAGTATGACGAATTTTGAAAGATTGCTTGATACCATTCTTTTTGCTAGTGCGACCTAACGCAACAGCAAGAGTGTTAGCGCATACAACACGAACAGGTGTGATTGACGCTTGAATAGCAATAGAGCCATCGTGTGATGTATTGATTAGAAGATAGGTTTTGACTTTATCTGCTACACCATTAGGGTCAAGAATAGTCTCACGCTCAAGAGCAAGAGAGCCAAATACAACACGACCACCACGAATAGAGCCAGCAGTTTCCCAACGACCACCACCATCTAGGATATTGTCACCAAAAGCGAATAGTTCCTCATTTTGAACAGGAACATAACGCTGTCCAACAACACCAAGAACATCTGTCTGAGTATTATCAGTAGGGTTAGTTCTTACAACATATTGATAAGATTTATCTGATGTAAGATGATTTGGAATTTCTAAATCTTCTAATCTAACATTCCAATTATTTAGATTAGCAGCAACAAGCATTTCTGCTGTATTTTTTTCTTCTGTGAAAACTGTGCCTAGACCATGCCAAGCAGGTTCACGGAAAGATGCGAATGAAGCAACGCCATTTTGCGTTTCTAGTTCATGAGCCATTTTTTTTATTTCCTTTCTGTAGTTGTAACAATCTTAGCAGATGGGGCTGACAAAGTCAAATAAGACTATTAGATTAGTACAATTCGGACATTTTGCGGAGTGTCGTAAATCACACCGTAAAGACTTGACAAAATAGGTTTTGGGGGGCGGGGGCTTGATTGAGCAGTTTACGTGGACATGCTCAGGTCCCTTGCAGATCCCTGAAAGAAAGGATGAAAGAGGGATGCTGCGTACATTGCGGGGCCTTTCATGAACCCCGCAAATTTACTACAACGTTGTGATATTGTCGACTTCTACATCAACATCAATATCATGCGTATGTGAATCTGCATAAACAGTCAAGTCGATATCTTCAACGTCAAATGTTGATAGGTCCGCCAATGGAACGCTAACCCTTCCTGTAATTGTTGCAGTTGCTTCAAATTCAATTTCCTTGGTTGGGTTGAATCCAAAGATATTACAGATATCAGAGACAATCTCTTCTGCATCCATTTCTAAATATTCAGCCAGTCTATTTTCTAGGTGCCCAACTTTAGAAACATATTCATTCAGCCTTTTATTTTTACGACGACCTTGTTCGAGTTCCCATTCAAGGTCAACGACTTTGATAGTTGGGTACTGAATGGTTTGGTCCGTTGCATCCAAATCAATAACCTTGTAGGTTACCAATTGATTTGGGTTGTAGTGAACTGGAGCGTCCACGGTATTAGTTGTCTCCATTTGTGATATCCTTTCCTAATTCATCAAATTCTTTGATAAGACCTATCATCTCATCTAATTGTGTTTCTGTCAATAGGACATGGGTAACAAGGGTAGTAGTCATAGATGAGAGTGCTGCTGAGTAATGAAACATAGCAGTAGCAAATTCGTCGCTTGACATATTATCTTTGTTGTGATAAATTGCACGAGCCATATCCATTATCATTTCATCATGAACGGCTTCTTGTGTTGCGTTCTGTAGTTCTAGCATTGTTGCTATCATTGGGGGTTTCCTTTCTTTTCAATAATATAATCTTAGCATTTTTTTGGGGAAAATACAAATCAGGACCTTAATTAATCTCACATAATGGACTGTGATTTACATCACACCCCTCGGCCCCCTAAAGTTGAGGTTGAGCCTTTTAGCGTCATGCTCAGGACGATCTCTCTAGGAATAACTGCAAGGATTGTTTAGATCACTTCATTTGTTAGCAGTGCTTATCAAGAGAGAAAAACTTTGGAGCAGTTTTTTATCATGCTCAGGATATTGCGTTGACGCCGCAATTTTAGTAAGTCTTTACCATAGCAAAACGCTGTTGTCCGTTTGCCAAGCGTAGCATTACCTTAGTTACATTACGAGTTTGTGGAACAAACTTTTCAATGCGACCTGTAACGCCTGTTTTAGATGTAGTGAATAAATCACCAATCTGATAAGTGTATCCGCCTAATGTCATTTTGTTATTGCCTTTCTATTTTGGGTTTTTGTGTGAGCAGTTTTATCTCATGCTCAGGAGAGTGAATTACAAGTATCTTGCGATAGCGTTGTAGGTAGAAGTGGAAACGAGTTCCTCATCTGTCATCTTGAGAATACGGATAGCGTTCTCAATTTCCTCTTTATTCTCACGATACTGCCACTCATGAATAGACACATAGTCTTTCTTAGGTTCAGCAGGTAGGTCAATAGAGTTTTTAGGTAGTGAGAAAGATACTTGGATTTCGCCATTGTATCTTGTATGAGCAGATAAATCCTCTGCCTTTGAGATTTGAGCAAGTGCTAACTTGCCTATTTCTTTATTCCACGCCTTTACTGCCTTATCGTGTTTTGCTTCGTTTGCTTCTTGTGTAGAGAAGTCTTTTTCTAATTTAGCCAACGCACCCTCTAGTGCCTTGATTACCTTAGTTGTAGCGATTTTTACATTTATCGCTTTGCTACTTCTAGCCATTTGTTTATCCTTTCTTAGTGGGTTGTTATTTATAGTCTAGCATTTTTACTGCTAGAAATCAAGTGAGCAGTTTATCGTTCTCATGCTCAGGAGAGTTCTCGTTTTGAGATTTACTTTGCTGTCCAAGTAGTCCAGCGAGGTGTGCCATTGACATCAAGTTTGACACGAACGCTTGTTCCGTCTGTGTTTGGCTTGATTTCTGTGATAACACCTGTGACCTTAGACTTCTGTGAAGTGTAGGTGTCGCCTACCTTGTATAGTGCGTTCTTTACTGCCATTTTTGTTTCCTTTCGTAGTTGTTTGACCTTACTATCTAATTATGACATTTTTTGAGATTTTTGTCAAATCTAAAATCCCATAAATCTTTGTGACTTATCTCACAGGACAAATCGGACATTTCGGACTATTGCCAGATTAGAAATAAGATAATCCATAAAACTAGCCATATTTTCCAATCCATTATTCCCCCTATTTTTTACTAGAGGAAAACACTATATCAGATTTATTGCTTACGCACAAGTCACACCTTACACAAGCAGAGCCTTCTTTAGATATTAGTGGTATCTGCTTTCTATTCTCAGGACACTTTGCGCCTACCTTGCCAATCATTGCTTTTAGATCTGCCTGCCCAATTGCGAAGGTATCTGCAAGGTATGCCAATCTAATACCCTTTTCTTTATTTAGACTAATAGCAACTTCTTTATTCTCGCTATCTGTAGAGAAATATAAACTAAGATTATCAATATCTTTTAGTATATTGGCTGCAGAGGCAACTCTAGTGTATACCCAAAACTTTACGTCAGGATTATTTAGAATAACGTGCTTCCATGCGAATGTGTAGTCATCACTAAAGAAATCTCCGTCCCAGTGGATACGGAATAACTTTTCTGCATTGCGTTTATCACAATCTTTCTTGAAATCATCAATCATATCTTGCAGCAGATTTTCCATAGTATCATGGTCTGCGTCTTTTAGTAAATTCCAGTTATGAAGTAGGTTTTCCCTTACTCCTTTATATACTCTTTCGAGTTTTCCTGCGTAGCATACTTTAGAGCATACAGAGGTTTCACCAGGACACGAGAAAGTTTTTCCAGCAGGTAATCCAAAAGTGTTGGCAATTGTTGGGGTTTTTCCATTTGGGGAGACTGCATTAGCCACCTTCCTATCATTAGAGCGTTTTAGTTTCATGCTATTCCTTTTCTTTCTTAGCCAATTCTATCATTTTTTTATTGCTTTGTCTAGTATATTTTTTTCTGCTAGAAATTGGGGTCGCTGCATTGCTACGACGTAATTCTTGAACACGACGTAATTCTGCTTGCGATTTTTTATACATAACTTTATAATAGCATAATGATTAGATTTTTACAAGTTTAGGGAGTTTCTACGTAAAGTACGTAAAACGGACATTTGGTACAAAAACCCCTCGGGCCGTTTTATTCAAGAATTACATACAAATCAAATTGTGCATAGTCATCAACTTCAACTAAATCAACTTCACCAAAGTCATTTGAATATGAAATTGCATATCCATTTTTCATTCCAACAATATTTATGACTTGCACGATTTCGCCATCAATCATTATATAATCGCTTGGCTCTAACTGATCCACATTTAGAATATCAACTTTGACGAAATCCATGCTTATCATTGTATCAGACATTTAGCGAATGCTCACTTCACCATTGCGATAAAAAGTTTTTGTATACATTTTACCTGTTGGGTCAGATAGATTATAGGTTGCGTATTCTTTAGCATCTCCAAAGTCCACGCATTTTTCCCACGCATCAACAGCAGTTAGCATATCTGATACTCGCAGGGTATTTACCAATTCTCCGTCATACGAAGTAGTAAGCGCATAGGTGTATTCCATTTTTAGTTCTCCTCATCTAGGTCAAATTCAATATAGTTGTCATTTCCGTCATCTTTTAGATTAGTATAGATAATTATCTGTCCGTCATTATCCTCATCTATCTGATAATCAGGTGCGATTTTAGCAAGCGCAGTTCTGAATTTATATCCATTCATTTTAGTATTCCTCTCTTTCAATAAGCCACGCATCTAGGTGGTGTTGTTCAATAATAGCCCACGCAGGAGCAGTAGTCAAACCCTTATAGGTCACGCCTTCAGGCATAGGTATTTCTAAATCCCAAAGTCCAGCATCATTCACAGCATCTATGGCTTCAATACAGGGTTGAACCATGAACGCAGGAACAGGCGGGTAGTGATTAGACTTCAGGTGTATTTCAACCTGAGCCTCAATAGTTAGATTATCAGCAAGAGCCAAATCATTAGCAAAGATACTTCCCATTATTATCGTGCCTCCATAGTAGCAAATAGTTCAGGCTCACTTAGCAAGCCATTATCCCAAATTACATCTCCGTCATCATCAAGAATAATATCATAGATATTACACTCGCAACTTTCAATTTCATATTCATCATCACTAGACCCCCAATATGAGTAGCCTTTACCATTACACAAATCGCAGTTAGCAATTAGTTTTAGAGCAATTTCCAATTTATCCATTTTTCATTTCCTTTCTTTCAATACTCTGAGCCTATCAGATAGGGCTGACAAAATCAAATCTGACACGCCCTGTCCAATATGTCCGTTTTGTCCTACCATGAGGACTGATAATAGAATGATAGATTTTCAAAGTCAGGTCTATCAATAAGAGGCTGCAATTGATTTATAGTATCCATTAGGTCACGCCAATACCATTCATCAATATCAGTATTACCAAAGAAAAATCCTTCTCTAGGTGGCAAGATATTAGGGTCTTTATTGGTAATCGCTAGAGTACAGTCATTTACTAATTGTTTTATTAGTTTATGAGGTACATAGTATTCACCACAGTCATCTTCTCCACGCTGTACAGTCTCAACAAACCAATTGTGTATCTGATTACACTTACGCCAATAGGCTACATTTACGGATACATCTACACCATAGATACTTTCTTTATCTACAAGAGTATCAACACCAGCAGCCTCAACTACATCATTCCATTGTGGAATAGTAGCCTGAGAGTATTTAGTATCGCTATCACGATCTAACTTATTCCAGTCTATTTTATTTATGTGCTTTCTAGCACTTAGATACATATCTAATCCCATTTATTTATTTTCCTTTCTTATAGGTCTGATACTTTTACAGCAATAGTAGCCCAACGATTTCCATTGAACCTAATTGAATAAGCCTGATAATCAGTACCTACCCATACATCATCACGCTTTTCAGCAAAGTTTATTTCTCCACCCTGATATTTACGGGCAAAAGAAGTAGGTCTATAATACTGACCTACAAGTAAATCTTCAATTGAATAACTTCTCATTGAATTTCCTTTCTTTATTTTCAGGCTTCTAGCCTACCATTTTCTACTGACAATTTCAAATCAGACACGCCGAAAATTTGTGAGAAATTTCACAACGCCCGTAAAGTGTGACGTAATTCACATTGTGGATAAACCTGTGGATAACCCCTCGGGGCCCCATTGTTGAAATTTCAACTAATTATTTTTTTGCTTACGATCCTTTAGCGAAAAATAAATTATCGCAATTATTGGAGAAAGCAAAAATAATTGAACAAGAGTTGTTAGAAATCTAATCATACAACAATTAGTCCTAACTCATCAATGCCACACGCTTTTTCAAATTTTGCTTTGTCAAATCTTTCGTTGTCACTTTGAAAGTATTGAGCGAATTCTTCTACTAAATCCTCAAAGACTTGTGGATGAATTTCATCCGCAAATCCTTTTAGAATATTAGAAGTTTTTACATAGTCTTTTCGTGTCATCATTATTCATTCGCTCCTAACAAAATCCATGAATGAGTTGCGCCTTCATTGACACGCTCTAACTCAGAAAGAATTTCTGCTTTTGTCATTAGCGAAGGTCTGCCAAGTAATTCAGTAATAGCAGAGATATTTAGAGCAATAAAATCCTCAGCAGGCAGGTTTTTGATAGCGCCTAAGAATGGCGAATGGTCAGCGATACGAGAGACGAAATTTATTCCGTCTGCTGTAAATTGATAATCTGTGTAATTTGTATTCATTAGTTTTTACCTTTCTTTGGGTTTGTTGTTGATACAATTTTAGCGATTTTCTCTAAGTTTGTCAAGCGTTGCGCTTCTTGTTGCGCTTTGATTATTTCTTGAAATTCATGAAGTTTCATTTTTATTTCCTTTCTTAGTTATTCGCTACTGCTAAAGTGCGGTAGGTATAACCACCATTCTGATTTCTAATTTCTACAAGATACGCCTCAGCGTTTTCATACCATACACAAGCAGGGTGTTTTTCTGCTGAGATGATTTCACCTGTTAGAGTTTTTGAGCGATAGATTTTTCCTACAAGTAGGTTTTCGATAGTGTAGATATTTGCTGACATGAGTTGTCACCTTTCTTTAGTTTCTAATAATTCTATTATTTCATATTTAGTTGTAAAAGTCAATTCGACACGCCATTGTGTCTGTGTGATTTATATCACTCATGAACACATTTTGATTCAATTTCGTGTCCAAATTCTGAGACAAGTTCCTCATAGATTTCATCCATATAGTCTAAAAAGTCTGACATAGTTTTACCTTTCTTTAGTTTCTTACTCCGTAAGTCTAGCATATAAATCTCAAAAAAGCAAATCGACACGCCGTGTTTTGGAGAAATATTTTTGTGATCTTAAGCACACTGCGACACGCCCGAGTGCGTCGGGGATTTTTTGCAGCATTTTTATTTACTGCAAAAAACTTTTTTATTCTACAACATCTAGAACATCAAATACATCAAACTTTTTCAAATCGTTTTCTGATAACGAAAGAAAAATTTTGTTTAGATCAAATACAGCACCTAAGTCTGTATCAGATTCAGTTACAAAACTGATAAGAACATTTTTCTTAGTCAAAGTAAATACCTCCTTTTACATCTTTATGATTTACACAAACATTACCACGAGAAATTTCTACATGGCATTTGAAACAAAGCATTTTTACTTGATTAGTCATCAAGCCTAATTCAATGTTTATTTTTTCATCAGTGGTGGCAGAATTGAAATCAACCCAACCAGCACCATTTTCATTTATACGAAAAATTTCTAATTTACTCATTTAGTTATCCTTTCTAAGATACTTACTTTTTATTTTGTTTTGCTGGGCGATTATTTGCTAGGCTCACCTTTCGGATTATTTGCTAGGCTCACGCCATTTTATTTAGTTTTAGAGATTACAGGCAACCCCTCTACTATGAACACCTAATTCATAGTGATTTTTTGCTATGCAATTTTTTGATAATTCTTGAAATGATTTGCATTTCATTTCGTGATAGTTTATCCAATTCTTATGAACAACTCTATCACAGATTTGGCAGAAGTGCCATTTCTGACCATGCTTTAGAACAACTTTATTTTCTACGATTTCGTAGCGTTCAACAAATTTAGCACTATGAGTGCAATTTATTTCTTTACATTTATTTTTTTGTAGTGTAGTCATTTTCTGACCTACCTTTCTTTTATCTAATACAAGTATTCTAGCAGGGGGGTCTGACATTTTCGAGGGTATAAAACGGACATTTAGGACTTTGTGAGGTAAGTCACATGTGACGTATGCCACATAAGTTATCCACATAGTTATCCACAGGGGGCGGTCCAATGTCCGATTTGTACTATTTAGAATGTGACCTAATTCACACACGACACGCCGTGTTAGAACTTGACTTTGTCGCCTATCTATGTTATTATTCTCCTATTAGAAAATAAAGAAAGGAAGTCTAAAAATGGATAAAGTTAGACAAGATGAAATTCTCGCTCAGACACCTGAGCAGACCCTAGCAGATTACGCTAGAATTGATGCGATTATCGCAAAAGGTACTTACTCACAAAGTAAGTGACCTAAATCACAGGGGACACACCCCACAGACACCCCAAAATGTCAGTGGCAGGGTATAGAATAAGATTACTAAAGAAAGGTAGCAAAATGCTAACACTAAATTACACAATAGAAAAAGACGGAATTGAACTTTCCGAAATAAATAAACTTATGCTCTCAGAGAGCCAAATAAATAACCTTATGGATAGCCTAGTATCACATGGCTACACAGTATTGGAAATGTCAGTAGAGAGTGATACCATTACTCCTACAATACATTGGACAGAAAGGAATAACTAAGATGATAAACTCACTAACTAGAATAAATTGCGATGAATGTCATGGACATGGCGTTATCTTTTGGGGTAACGCAGAGGATTATGATGTTGAGCCTTGTGAGTGCGTGTTATGACATACTCACATGAGCAACAATTACGATTAGCATGGATAACTAAATACGGAAGCCCAGCAGGGTATCACAAAGCAACACAACAAGAGAAAGAGAGAATACTAAATGAAAGTAACAATAACTAGCATGAATGGAAAAGAAATGAGTATGGAAATTTCTCACAAAGAAAATGTCTATTACTTTATTGAATTATATCGCAAATCACTAAAGAAAAATCAACGAGTAAAAATCACTTGCGACTTACTTGGCATTGACGGATATTTACAAGGCACAGCACCCATTAGAAATTAGGTGGGTGGTAGTGCTATACGATCTACAATAAGAAAAGTGCTCACTATTTTTTGTGAGTATTTTTTTTATATCACGTATCATTCATTTCTAAAAAATATTCAGATTTTTGTAAAATCGATTTTTAAAAATTTTTTCAGATTTGCTATAATAGATCTATGACGGAAAAACCACGGGATCTAGAATCAACACCTATACCTGAAATAGACAATGCAGGTAGAGAAAAGACTTGGCTACAGATAAACTCTGAAAACAAGTGTTCTTGCAATGGGTGTGTTTGTCAAACAACTAATCCTTGAAAATGCCATAAATTTCAAGATAGAATTCGACTTCATAAGCATTGTTTGCCTCATCGCACATTTCTGCGATTTCTTGAGTTGTTTTATTCATAACAACATACTGCTCTCTGAGCCAATCAGCATCTTTATATTTCGCTGACACGATAAAAGTACCTCTTCTCTAAAAGTGCCTTAACACTTTCCTCATCTATTTTACCATCACAATTAATATGAAAGTGCACATGCGGTATAGGTGGTTTGGTAGATTTTAAAGATATACTCAAACTGGATTCTGGCAAACCAGATACACGCATAATAGCCCATGCTGCCTTAATAATATAATCCAAAACCATATAGTCTTCATTTGTCTCAAATGTCTCTATATGTCGGACGGGAGATAAAAGAAGATGCGTATTCTTAGTTGGCCTAGCAGCATATGCAACTTCTATATAATCATCTACATATAGTTGAAGGTTTGGCTGATCTGCCACTAACTCTTTTATGTGGTTTGGTATATCTTCTTCTGACTTAGCATATTGTATTTCGCCAAGGATCCTAGTATATTCTTCCTTACTGTCCTGATATTTTCGTATTATTTTATTTCCATATGCACGACGAATATCGTTTGGACAAAACATACATGATCCATCAATATAACCATATCTAATGGCTATTGGTGATACCATGGTTTTATATTAAAAACCTAGTCTATCAGCGATCATTCCAGCAACAGAGACCAATCCAGGTCTATTCTGAACTAATGCTTCTTGCTTCTGTTCTTCTGTCATGTCTTTTGGGAGAGAGTTCTTAATACCTTCCTCTACCGTGTCGACTACTGCTGCTACGATCTTTTCTCTTGTTAGTTCCACTTTTTCACCATTTTCCTATCGGGCACTTAGCCCCTTTTAATGTTGTCTTAAGTTTCATAAAACAACCACACTTTTTACATTTTACCATACGTCTGTTAAACCATTCGCATGTATTGCATATCTCAAGACGGGATTCAATTAGATCTTTATCGCTTCTAGGTTGCGATGGATCAAATAAGTCAGTGAACTTAACATCATCCGCCATACTTTTTAATTATTGTTAGAATACCATAGGTGATTATTCCAGCCAATATCATTCCCGCCAAAATTTCAAACATGGTATCCATATTACCATATCTATCCATATATTGCAAGTATCTTGCATATTTTATGGGTAGGGGTAGTTTGGATGTTTGGAGATCTATTTTCGCCGACGAAAAGATGCCAGAGTTTTTATTTTTTAAAAACGTCGCTTATAATATATTCGTTATGTTTGCCACAGAAGGAACCGCTCTCGTAATTGAAATAGTTATCGGAATTATTACTATTTTGGCTTTCGCTGCTGGTTCAATCCGTTGGCTTACAAAACATTACTTCGACGAAATTAAAGCAGAACTAAAACCAAATTCTGGATCATCTATGAAAGACCAAGTTACTCGTTTAGAAGAAAAACAAAAAGATGCAGAACTTGATAGAAAAGAAATACATCGTAAATTAGACCGTATGTACGACATTCTTTTGGAACACGTTTCTAATCATAATAAGTAATATATATAATATATAAATAAATTTTATCTCTGAGGGAAAGTCCCCCCCTCCCCCCATAGATTTTTTATTACATCTAATGGTGGAGAGGGATTTTACATCTCTAGTGCAAAGTCCCCACAAACCCTATAAACACTATACCACAAAACTTTTTATCGTGCAAACAATACAGTCCAATATGTCCGTTTTATACGCTTATGATATACTTTAAATTCGACCAATACTTAGGGCTGTCTCTCATACCCACCGCTTTAAGTATTGGTCTTATTTTATGGTATAATCATTGATTATGGCACAATGCGGACCTGAAATCTTTGGAGCAGACCCAGTCAATATCAAATGGAATATTGTAAGAGGAGATACATCTCCGTTGCGTGTAGAATTTTACGAAAACGACGAAACAACATATTTTGATACAACAGGATGGGAGTATGCTTCAACTACATACGATGCTCAAGGAGATGTTCTAGACGAACTAGAAGTAAATCCAGGAGACGGTTATGTTGAAATTCTTGCATCACCAGAAATAACGGAAAACTGGGGTATTGGATATAAACCAGTTGTTTCAGAACTTTTATTTGATCTTCAAGTAACTATTGATGGAGAAACTGTATGGACTCCTGTCATTGGTACCATAACGGTCCTTGGAGACGTTACAGGAGGTAGTTTGTAATGCCAGTAATAAAGATAGTACCATTCCCTGGTGTACCTGGCGCAAAAGGCGACACAGGGGCTACAGGAGCACAAGGACCAATCGGGCCAACAGGTTTAACTGGGCCTATGGGGCCACAAGGAGAAATTGGTCCACAGGGTGAACCAGGTATTAACGGTCTTGAAGGAGAGCAAGGTCCACAAGGAGAGCCAGGTCCTGCAGGAGCAGATGCACTTTGGAATTTTTTAGGTGAATATGATAATGGAGCAGATTATAATATTGGAGATATAGTTACATTTGCTGGTGGAACATATTACAGAATAGGTGAGCCAAATCCAGGGTATTTTCCAACCGATCCAACATATTGGACACCAATTGCAACACCAGGTGCAACAGGTCCGCAAGGAGAACAGGGAATTCAGGGTGAACAGGGTCCACAAGGTTTACCTGGACAAGATGGATCAATTACAAACCTTAAGTTCGGATCATTTTTTGATACAACAACACAAACTGGTGGATCAATTAGACCATTTGAATTAAATTCAACAGATGTAAGTAATGGAGTTTCTATTGTAGATGGTTCACATATTACAATGACAACACTTGGAATTTATAATATTGCATTTTCTGCACAATTACAAAAAACAGGCGGAGCATCTGCAGATATTTATATTTGGTTAAGACATAATGGAGTAGATGTTCCAGATACTGCGACAGTAATAAATATGGCAAACAATAATACATATCATGTTGCTGCATGGAACTTCTTTGTTGATTGCAATACATTGCCACAAGATTTTCAGTTAATGTGGTATACAGCATCTACAAACGTTTCTATTGGAGCAATTAGTGATGCTGTTACTCCAGTTGGAGTTCCTTCTATACCGTCGATTATTTTGACAGTAAATAAAGTCGGAGACCTGTAAGAGTAAGTTACCATGGCAGTCTCCAAATCCATGGATTTCCCAAATAGCAAAAGCAATTATGCTTCTCAGGTTGTCCAGTCTCAAAATACAATGTCTGATAGTTTAGTTAACTATATTCCTGTTGCTGGTCCACAAGGCCCACAAGGTCCAATGGGGCTACCAGGTCCAAAAGGTGATCGTGGGGAAAAGGGAGAGCGTGGGGAAAAAGGAGAACGTGGAGCATCTGGAAAAGATGGGGTAAGTTCGTTATCTTCTGCAGGACAGCAGGCTGGTTGGGGATCTTATTATAATCAAAATAAAAAAGATATACGAACTGGTGTAGACAAGGGGGAAGATGGCTGGGTAAGTTTATATGTAGATGGAAAAGGCAATAAAACAAATGAATTATATCTGCCATCCGACTCTGCCAGTTTTTGGAATTCAGAATCTAGATGTTTAAATTTTAGGGGCATAAAAGAGGGCAGTCAGATATTTGTAACATACAACTTTGATATAACCACTTTTAATAATAATACAGAAGTTTGGATTAGAACCTTCTTTTCCCAGGCAGAAAGAGATATATCGCAGTTTGTGTCATTTTTGAAGTATCAATATGACTATAGCATAAATGTTACACAAAATTTCTTTATAGAAAATGAAAAGATGAGGTTTGGTCCAGGCATACCACAAATAAGAACAGATTACGACAGTATAGTAAAAATGAATTCTATACATGTGTCTGTGATATAATTGAGCAGGAGGAACTATGGCATTTCCAGGAACATTCAATATTCAGTATTACAAAGGTGACACCTATCAGTTTAGGATTTATCCAAAAGACACTGCTGGTAATGCTTTTGACCTTTCAGATTATAAATATGATGACGATGCAGACCCTCTTACTAATAAATGGGATACAGCAATCTTTGCATTTGCAGAAGTTCGTGGAGGAAACTCTGCTATTGGATATCATAAGTGTCTAGCACAAATTTCAGATAATGGACAATATGTAACTTGTACTATTAGACCAGGAGATGCAGACTATTTAGATCCAGCCAAAACCTATGTCTACGATGTTCAAGTAACAAAGCCAGGTGTAGAATACAACACTGTATTAACTTTACTTACTGGAACAATTACAGTTACTGATCAGGTAACAAGTACATCAGGATTGGCTTAAAATGGCAGATGTATTAATATCTACAGATGATCTTTTAGTTTTGGGTGGACCAGAAACAGTAAATGTTGAAGTTGATTATGGTCCAAAGGGTGATCGTGGAAGTTTGTTCTTTGCTGGTAATGGAGAACCAAGTTCTTTAACTTTACCGTCTTCAGTAGAGGCACAAGTCTTTGATTTTTATCTTAATACACAACAATCACATAGTAATTTTGCAAGTATCTATCAACTATTAACTATTCCTGGTTCTGGGGCACAATGGCAAAAAATAATGTCATTGCTTCCAAATGTATATGCATTAAATACAAGCAAGACATTTGTTAATGGTTCTGTTCAAATAGTTGTTCCATTATTAAATTTGGTGCCATCAGATATGATTGGATCAGTTACAGCCGAAAATTTTAATATTCAACATTCAATAAGTGGAACAGCGCCAATAGCGTCATCAATTTCTGTAGGTGCAATAGGTGGTGGAGTAGGCACAGAGTCTCTACCAATCACCATTTATGCAAAAGAACTTGTGGGAGGGGAATGGATAAATCCTGCAAATGCTAGAACCATACATTTATTCATTTCTATGGTATAATCAAGGATGGTGAACTATAATGGCTGAAGATATTGGTAATATTTATAAGACTAAGATTCCATCCTATGCTGAGGCAGCAGATATTCAGGCAGCCCTAAAATTATTTCATTATGGAACAACCACAGTACCAACAACAGAGGGCGAAATCTTAGCAGATTCTCTTGCTGGCCACTTAAAGTCATTAGACACAAGATTAGATTCCATTGAATTAGATCCAGCCAAGTCAGACTTTTTGACTCAAACTGAAATGATAAATAAATTTCCTACAGTTCCTTCAAGAATAGATGGATATATTGGAATGGATCCAGACTCAAATGGTGGAACGGTAGAAACATTATATTCAACTGCTATATATTCTAATGAAGCACCTACAACAAATTTGGTAGATGGCATTCTTTGGATAGATAAAGACTCTGATTCAAAAGATGTTTATATTTATGATTCAACAGTACCTGGAACAGATAAGTGGGTATTATTTAATAATCCAAAAATTATTATTGACGCAAAGGGAGATTTGCTTGTTGGAACATCGGCAGATAATTTAGATAATCTTTCTGTTGGTGCAAATAAAACAGTTTTAACAGCCGATGATTCAACCGCAACTGGATTAAAATGGTCTGCTCCAGATCCTCTTACAACTAAGGGAGATATTTTTACTTATTCAACAACTCAAACTAGATTGCCAGTTGGTACAGACAAGCAAGTTCTTTCTGCCAATGCTTCAGAAGTAACTGGTTTAAAATGGGTTGATGCAGATCCCCTAACAACAAAAGGAGATCTATTTACATATTCAACAACCGAGACCAGACTTCCTGTTGGAACCAATAATCAAATTTTAACAGTAGACAACACAACCGCAACTGGATTAAAGTGGGCTACACCTGCTGCAAGCAGCAGTGGTTTAACATTAATTACATCTCAAAGTTTTACTAACAGTACGTCAGTGCAAATTAATAACTGTTTTTCATCAACCTATAGAAATTATAGAGTTATGCTATCAATAACAGGAATTTCTGCTCAATCAACAAACGTATACTTTAGATATAGTTCTGGTGGAACTCCAAATAGCAGTGCTATTTATTCATTTACAGCATTAGACGGTGGACCAACATCATCTCCAACAGCATCTGCTGGAAGAAATCTTACTGCAACACAATTCGAGTGTGGATATTATGATCCAGGATATAGCCCAAACAATTTAATGCCTTATTATGCAACAATGGATATATTTGCTCCATATATCGGAGAATATCAAAAAGGTATGCTTGGATTTAGTTGTTCTACATATGCTACTGCCCCAATAAATACATACGTTAAATTCTGGTCAGGATGGTGCTTGTCAAATGCCTCATTTGATGGATTCCAAATTAGACCTCAAGGTGCGGATGGAATCACTGGAATTATTAGGGTTTACGGGTACCAAGACTAGGAGATATGATGACAAATCCAAACGAAGTTATTATTGATGCCACAACAAACGAAGTTATTGTTAATCAAATAACTCCTCAAAAAGTTGCACAACTTGCTGCTGAAGGTTTAAGAATAGAAGAAGAAAGACTTGCAGACATAGAGGCTAGAAAAAATACCAAGGCAGCATTAATTACTAAACTAGGCATTACTGAAGAAGAAGCACAACTTTTATGGGGTGATAATTAGTGTCAACAGTTAGTTCAACTAGCAGAGTAGCATACATGTATGACGCAGCGTCAGATACTTGGTATGCTGTTGCTGGTGTGGCTAACACAAATGTTCCATATACATGGAACTATGCTCATACATTTGGATCCGTTGTAACTGTAAATGATGCATTTCGTGCAAAGGCTGGTGTTAATAGATTCCAAAATCCTGCTGCTAGAGATGCAACAATCACGTCTCCGCAAGAAGGAACTGTGTGCTATATTGAACAAACAAACGGCGGAATAGATGTTAAAGAGTTACAGGTTTATGTAAATGGAAGTTGGAGAGGATTATTAAATACCGCTTTATTTTCTGAAAAGTTGGCAAACCATACTTTAACATTATCTGATCCTGGAAAAACAATTTTAATGAATTCATCTTCTTCGCTTAACGTTACTGTACCATCAAACTCTGATGTTTCATTTGCAATTGGACATACAATTCATATTGTAAGAATGGGAACAGGCTCAGTCACCCTTGTTGAGGGTAGCGGAGTAACAATTAATAGTAAAGAATCAAGTAAAAATATTTCTTATAGATATGGTGAAGTTAAATTAGTAAAAACTGGAACAAACACATGGTTACTAACTGGTGACTTACTAACTACTGGTGCATTATCAACATTTAGTGTTACTTATGATTGTGCTGGTGGATCTGGATGTCCAGATAACTCAAGCCATTCAAGTCCTTACACAATTCCTTCATCAATTCCAGCAAAAGTTGGATATACATTTGCTGGATATAAGGTAACTGCCCCTGGCTCAGACTGTGCTTTGATGGCAACTACTCCAAACGCACAACCAGGAGACACAATAAGCAACTGTGAAGCAAATCTTGTAATTACTGCTGTTTGGTCTTTAGTTGCATCAACAACAACTACTACAACAGTAACTCCAGTAACTGATCCTACTGATCCTCCTCCATCAACAACAACTAGCACAACTGGAACAACTGGAACAACTGGAACAACTGGAACAACTGGAACAACTGGTGGTACACCAGCAACTACTGGCGGTGGATCTGTAACATGTGGAGATTGCGTCTCATATACAGTTGAGCAACCTACATGTAATGGAGAAGACGTTTATGTTGGTATCTATACAGGAACAAGAAAACTATGCTCTGATGGAAGTTATCAGATTTGTACAAACCCAGTACTTACATCTTGGGGTGCTTGCGTTGCAACTAACGTAAGTTCTTGTGGTGGATCTGGTGGATCTGGTGTATCACCTTGTGATAGTGGAAGTACAACTACAACAAGTGGCCCATATAATCCACCAACAGAGGCTACCACAACTACAACAAGTGGTTATAGTGGACCAACAGAGGCTACCACAACTACAACAAGTGGACCATATAATCCACCAACAGAGGCTACTACAACTACAACGGGTGGATATTCATCTCCAACCTCAGCAACAACTACAACAACATCAGGCGGATATAGTGCACCTACATCAGCAACAACTACAACAACATCAGGCGGATATAGTGCACCTACATCAGCAACAACTACTACAACTGCTGAACAGACAACTACGACCACATATGCTGCACCTACATCAGCAACAACAACAACCACATATGCTGCACCTACATCAGCAACAACAACAACCACATATGCTGCACCTACATCGGCAACTACAACCACAACCACATCATCAGGCGGTTCTAACTCAACAACCACAACAACTGCAGGCTGCGTAAGTTATGCTGATTTTGCATGTGGATGGGACTTCAGTGGTCAATATGACTGTGCTGGAAATTGCGTTGGAGTAAATCCACAACCTACTACAGCAGGAACTCAGGCAACAACTGCAACAACTTCTGGAACTCAGGCAACAACTGCAACAACCTCCGCAACTGAAGCAACTACTGGAACTACTGCTTCTAGCGGTGGCGGTGGCGGTGGAGGAGGATATTCATCCCCTACTGAGGCAACTCAGGCAACACAAGCAACTCAGGCAACCACACAGGGCTCTGATCCATGCTCACAGTGCTCATCTTGTGAAACCTGTTGGCAAGGTGCCTGCTATAATTGGGACGGATGCTAATCTTTTATGATATACTTTATAAAAAGGAGAAAAAATGTCTAGATTTAAATTTGCTATTGTTGTAGGAAATGATGTTGCTGGAACCGTTGCTCTTGAGCAAGGTATTAATGATACTCTGGATGCTATTATTGCTGCGTATCAGTCAGATCCAAAGATTATTCCAACATCAGATGAAAACATCCAATTTGGATGGACCTATGATGGAACAAACTTTTTCCCACCACTACCACCAAAGGCATAACAAGTGGCAGAATTATCCGCTTGGCAAAAATACAAGCAGAATTTAGGTGAAACTAGGCCATGGGATATACTAAATCCAAACACTGAATATGTTTCAGAATATGAAAGTGATAAAAGATTTAGCATTTGTCAACAATGTCCAGAACTTATCGCATTAACAACGCAATGTAAAAAGTGCGGATGCATTATGAAATTAAAAACTAAACTAGAAAAGGCTGTATGTCCATTAGGAAAATGGTAGATATAATAAATTATTATGGACAAAATATTTGTATCTATCGCTTCATATAGAGACCAAGAACTATTAGATACAGTTTTTTCTATTTTAAAACATGCAAAAAATCCCAAAAGACTATTTCTTTCTATTTTTTCACAAGATGAAAATCATCCAAATTTAGAACATCTATTTTCTTTGTTTGATATAAAAGAGTATTCGTATAAAAAAATACATTACAGTGATGCACGAGGTGTTGGATATGCCAGGGCAGAAACACAAAAGCCACTTAATTCTACTTATAAATATTATTTGCAGGTAGATAGTCATACTCAATTTATACAGGATTGGGATGATAGGATAGTCGATCATTATGAAAAGGCTACTGGATATTGGGGAAACCTTATATTTACAGCCTACCCTGGCACATATGAGTACACAGAAACTGGCAACCTAAAGTTTGCTACATCTCTTGTTCCAACATGCCTTAGAATCCAACCTGCGGAGTCCAACAGCCCAATAAGATTTGAGCCAAAATATAAAGAATATGTTGGTGGAGACATAGGAGAATTTCATGGATATTTTTGTGCTGGTTTAGCATTTGGATACTCACAATATTTTATAGACGTCCCCTATGACGATCAAATATATTTTAACGGGGAAGAACAGACTTTGGCAATTAGATTTTATTGTAAAGACATAAAACTAGTAGCCCCACCATACAACTATTGTTTTCATCACTATACTGGACTAAAGCGTTTAAGGCATTGGCAAAATAACGAAACTTGGAAAAAATATGACGACATAGGAATTCAAAGGCTTAATGATTTTTTTGATTATAAACTAGATGCCACATACGGTATTTCCAATAAAGAAAAGTACCATATGTGGCAATCTTGTTTTGTAACCCCTAGGGCTACTTAGGAAATTTTTCCATCCACTGTTTTGTTCTTTGGGTTAAACCCTTCCAAGAACTCCAGTCATTTCCCCCATCAGACATGTGGTATGCGATTTGTGCATTAACAACTGGATTAAATAAGTCTGCATTGTGGTCTAACTCAAATTTGTCACGACGATCTAGACCAAGAACACCAAGCATGTTTATTTGAAAAATACCATAAGAACTGTCCCCAGTTGAAGTATTTCCATTAAATGCAAGTGGTCGACCATTACTTTCTTTTTTAGCAACAGCCCAAGCCTCCTTAAGATTTTGACCTTCAAAGCCTACTAACTGCAGTAGATTTTTAAGATCTTTATCAGATAGAGATGTAGCGTTTTCATATTTTTCTAACTGATCTTCTTTAGCCTTAGAAACGACTTTGGCCACTTCCGTGGCCTCTATTGTTTCTGTCAGCACGACATTGCTGCCGTCTAATCGGTTTTCAGAAGCATTAGCCACGTTTGACCAAACGGAAAACATAGCCAATATGCTGAGTGTACCAATGATGTTCCTATTATTATTCATAAAGTTGATCATAGTTTCCTCCTTAGAAACGAATAACACCTTTTTAGGGGTGTTATATTACTACCTAGTATAACATAAGTTTATTTATCATGTCAAATTCTTAAAAGTGGTATAATAAACTAATATGGCAACAGGAAATACAAACGACGGGGTATTTAATTTACCCTTTCCAATAGCAGAAGATCCAGTAAATGTACATGGTGATATAGAGCAATTAGCGGATAGACTTCGTGTTGTTTTACCACCACTTGGCATTTCTGCTTTCCAAATGAATGTTAAAAATGTAAGCGGTATAACACTGACAGCAAGAACACCAGTTTATGTTACAACATCTTTAAATGGTGTTACTCATGTTAATAAAGCAACATCTTCCACTACTCAGCCAATACTAGGTTTATTAAAAGAAACACTATATAATAATGAAGAAGGTTTGGTTATTGTTGCTGGAGTTTTAGATGCAATAAATACAAGTGATCTTTCTCCTGCTGGATCTGTTGTTTATGTAGGAGAAACTGGTGGACTTACAACAACCCGCCCAGAAGGCGGAGCAGGTGCAGTAGGAATTGTAGCCAATGTTTCTCCAACCGCAGGAATAATTATTGTTGAGGCTAAAGGAAACGGTACTTGGGGAGCACTCAAGAACGGTTTAGCCTAATTGTGGTATAATCTAATATTATGGCAACACTACGTGGATCTGCTTCTTCTTATGATGTAGGAAATAAACCCCCAACAGTTACTTGGACAGTGGTTCGTGGTGATACAGCATCTTTTAGAGTTTATGTTACAGACGATGAAAAACAACCACTAAATATTCCAGACTGGACAATAGATATGAAGATTAAGCGTCCAAACAATTCATCCAAACTTGGAGTTATTACAGATAATGCAACATTAGTTCTTTCTTTAAATCCAGCAGCAGATGCAGACGATCAGCCAGGAGAATTTACAGTATCTTTACTATCATCAGAATCGCAAATACTTGAAACAGGAGATATCTTCGATATACAGTTATCCAACGCAGCATATGTTTGGACAGTTGCTCAAGGAAAAATGACGATTCTTGAAGATGTAACAGACTGATGGCATCAGCAAAAATATTAGACAAAAATAGAAATAAACTAAAAGCAATAAACGCAGTTTCTTACGCAATAATTAATGTAGCAAATGATACTAGAACGGTTAAGATAAATGAAGTCTTACCTTTTAGGATCAGATTTACAAATATAGGAATTGAAGGATATAATAAGTCAAATCCTGCTGGTGTTGGAATAGCAGTAATTGGGTTTAACAACTATATTCTTTAATAATATAAAAATGGAGGTTATAATATAGCCATGGCAAAAATATCAATTCCCGCCGTTAAATCGAAGTTTAGAACAGGTGATCGTCCTACACAGGAAGATTATGAGGATTTAATTGACACGCTTGCTGGTGCTGGTAACGATCTTGGTTCAGCAGGTAATAATGAAAATACAATTAGTGGTATAGAAAATATCACAGTAATAGATAACTTTGACGCTACAGAATGGCGCATGGTTAAGTACTTAGTCTCCATTGCTAAGACAACAGCAGGAGATAATAAGTTTTACGCAACAGAATTGACCATACTTGTCGACGGTACAAATGTAAACGTCTCTGAGTATGGAACAATAGACAATGATGGGAATATTGGCACCATTAGCGTCTCACGGACTGGAAATACCGTGGCTTTAACAGTCACTCCAGATCCTGCAATTAAGCCAGTCACAGTTCGTTATGCACGAATTGGACTTAAGGCGTAAATAAGGAGATAAAAATATGGCAACAGTAACAAAAGACTTCAAGGTAAAGAATGGTCTTATTGTTGAAGGCACAACAGGTACCATCAATAATCACGATATTCTTACTAAGAAAACAGACGATCAAACTTATATCGTCAACTTAATTGGTGGAACAGCCACTTCAGCAAATGAAGCAAACAAGGTTGTAAAGCGTGATGCTAATGGCAACTTTGCTGCTGGTACAGTAACAGCAAACCTTACAGGTGATGTAACTGGTAATGCAGATACAGCAACAACACTTGAAACTGCTCGTACAATTTCTTTAACTGGAGATGTAACAGGCTCTGTTTCATTTGACGGTTCACAAAATGTAAGCATTACAGCAACAATTGATGGAGATTTTGCAACAGATGCAGAAGTTGCTACCGCAAAAGGCGAAGCAATTTCAGATGCAGCAACAAGCGTAGATTCTAAGATTGGTGACAATACTGTAGATGGAACAGCAGGAAACACTGTTACTGCTCGTATTGCTACAGCAAAATCAGCAGCAGAAGCAACTGCCTCAGCAGATGCAACATCAAAGGCTAATGCAGCACAGGCAGCAGCAGAAGAATATGCAGGCGATGCTGTAGATGCACACAGTGCTTTAACAACTGGTATACATGGTGTTACAGGCAACATTGTTGGTACAACTGACACACAAACACTTTCAAACAAGACTCTTGGCAGCGATCTTGCTGCTGGTGGATATAAGGTTTCTGGCCTTGCAACTCCAACAGCAAACGCAGATGCTGCAACAAAATCTTATGTTGATACAGCAATAGCAGATCTTATTGATTCTGCCCCAGCAGCATTAGATACTTTGAATGAGTTAGCAGCAGCAATAAATGATGACTCTTCATTTGTAACAACTGTAACAACATCTATTGGAACTAAGGTAGCCAAGGCTGGAGACAGCATGACTGGCAACCTTGATTTTGGTGGTACAAACAAGGTAACAAGCCTTGCAGCACCAACATCTAGTGGAGATGCAGCAAACAAACTTTATGTTGATACTGCAGAATCTGACGCTGTAACAGCAGCAGGAAGTTACACAGATGGACAAATCACAACAGTTTCTGGAAACCTTACAGCACACGAGAATGCTACAACTGGCGTTCATGGTGTAACAGGAACAATCGTTGGAACATCTGATGCTCAGACACTAACCAATAAGACAATTGATGGCTCAAGCAATACAATTTCAAACATTGCTAATGCATCACTTGTAAATGACTCAATTACCATTAACGGTTTTGATACAGGCCTTGGTTCAAGTGTAACCCTTGATACTGACGATGTAGCAGAAGGCTCAAGCAATCTTTATCACACATCTGCTCGTGCTAAGACTGCAGCAGCAGAACTTCTAACTGGTGCAACTCTTCAAAATATTCAGATTACTGGAAACGGATCTGGCCTTACAATTACCGCAGAAAACGGTGTAGCAGATTCAACTACTAACGATCTTGTTGAAGGAACTGGACCAGGATCAAATCTGTACTTTACAAATGCTCGTGCAGTATCTGCTCTTGAGGCAGTCACACCTGACTTCCCTGCAGTAGAACTTGCTTCTGTTGCAAAGCAGGTAGCAGCATCTGCAGAAGTTGCAACTGCAAGCACAAGTACTGCAGTTTCATGGGACAAAGCAAACTATCGTTCTGCCGAATTCCTTGTAAAGATTGCAAATGGCTCACATACAGATGTTTCAAAAGTTATTTTAACTCTAGATTCTTCTGATAATGTAGCAGTAACAGAATATGCGATGGTAGGAACAAACGGTTCACTTGGATCTGTTTCAGCAGATGTAAGTGGTTCAGATGTACGCCTTCGTGTAACAACTGGCAACAATAACTCAACAGTTTCTGTTGTTGGAACACTTTTAGTATAAAAAATAAATAAAAAGAGGGAGTGGTAATCTTGGCAACAGTCAACAAAGACTTCAAGGTTAAAAATGGACTTATCGTCGCTGGTGGCGGTTCGTTCGGAGGAACGGTAGTTGTAGGAACTCCTACAGATTCTAGCCACGCTGCTACTAAGGCATACGTTGACTCAGTAATTGGCGGTATGGAAGTTGGGGCTACCGCTCCCTCTACACCAGATAATGGAGATTTATGGTTTGACACAGTAACAGAAAGAGTAAATGTATACTACAGTGGTTCCTGGTTAACAGTAGCAAATGTAGAGGATACACTAAATCTTCCAGATCATATCCACGATACATCAATTGATGGCAATGGTTTAATAGTTACTAACTTTGTTGATGCTGGTACATCATATGATCCTCAAGCACCTGGACAGGATGCTGGGGATCCAAATAGTTCCTCTTGGAGCGTATTATATGATGGTGGAGTAGCAACAGATAACTTCAATTAAAAATTGATGTTATAATAGGAAAAGAAATACATGGTAGAAATACCACAAGGAGAGATATAAATGGCAACAAGAATGCAACAGCGCAGAGGAACTGCCTCAACATGGACATCTGCTAACCCAATACTTGCAGCAGGTGAAATTGGCTTTGAAATAGACACAAATAAATTTAAAATAGGTGATGGCAGCAATCGTTGGGCAAACCTTACATATTTTTCTGATAGTGCTGCAATAACAAATCTAATTGATGGCGCTCCCGCTCTTCTTGACACATTAAATGAGTTAGCAGCAGCAGTTGGAGATGATCCAGCATTCTTTACAACAGTTACAAATAATCTTGCTCTTAAGGCCCCTTTGGCTTCTCCAGCATTGACTGGAACTCCTACTGCACCTACCGCAGCATTAGGAACAAACACAACACAGGTAGCAACAACAGCGTTCGTTGATGCTGCTATCGAAGCACTAGCAAGTAGAAACTTAGTACTTGATGGTGGCGGAGTATAAAAAAAATGAAATATAATGTACTTAAATGTACTAAGGAGAGATAAATATGGCAATTAGAATGCAACAGAGAAGAGGAACCGCAGCACAATGGACTGCAGCGAATCCAACTTTAGCAGCAGGAGAAATCGGATTTGAAACCGATACCAACCAGTTCAAAATTGGAAACGGGTCTTCAACATGGTCTGCTCTCTCCTATTTTAAAAATTTAGATGGTCTTGACGGAGTAGGTGGAATTGTAACACTAGACTCTGCTGGTTTAATTCCAAGTGATAAACTTCCAGATCAATATTTAACAGATAAAATTAATACAAGAATTGGAGAGGTTGTAGGCGCTGCTCCAACAACACTAGATACACTTAATGAAATTGCAGCAGCCTTCAACAATAATCCAAACTATGCCGACTCTGTAACTGCAGCATTGGCAGATAAGGCATCATTAACACAATTAGCATCAAAGGCACCACTAGAATCTCCTACTTTTACAGGAACTGCAGTATTTGATGCAGCAACATTTGCTGGAGAGGTTAATGTTCCAACACCACAGTCATCAGATGACTCTACAAAACCTGCAACAACAGCATTTGTTCAAGACAAGGTCGAAGTGTTATCTGCAGGAATATTAGCGCTTGAAACATCAACAGATGGAAGTCTTGACACAATTACTACAAATGTTCAAGGTATTGCAGAAGATGTAGCAGATTTGCAAACAAGCGTTACATCAATAAATACATCAATTACAAGTATTAATGGAGATGTTGCAACTCTTCAGGCAAATGATATTTCACAAACAAATAGCCTAACAGAACTTGATACACGCTTAGACGCAGCAGAATCAACTATAACTGGAAATTCTGCATCAATTTCAACAATAAATACAACTTTATCAAATATTGCAACAGATATATCTTCATTAGATGGAAGAGTCGATTCCACTGAATCTGATATTTCATCAATTGATACTACAATTCTTGGAGTCCAGGGAGATATTTCATCAATTAATACCACAATTTCTGGTATTCAGTCTGATGTTTCTGATTTAGATTCTAGTCTAACTTCTGCACAGTCTAATATAAGCACTCTACAAAGCGATTTGTCAGATGCTAACTCAGATATTACAACATTACAAACAAATTTATCAACTCTAGATACAAATGTTGATGCAATTGATACAAGAGTAACAGCAGCAGAGTCTGATATTACATCTTTACAGACAAGTGCAACATCTGCTTCAGGACATGCGAATGCAACAACAAATGTTCATGGTATCGCTAATACTGCAGATCTTGCAACAAAGTCTTATGCAGATAATGCAAAAACAGACGCAATTACAACATCTGCAACTGCAATTGCTCTAAAAGCAGATATTGCGTCCCCAGCATTGACTGGAACACCAACTGCTCCAACAGCAACAGCAGGTACCAATACAACTCAAATTGCTACAACAGAGTTCGTTGGAACAGCAGTAGCAAATCTTGTTGCATCAGCACCAGCAGCACTAAATACTCTTGATGAACTTGCTGCAGCCCTTGGCGATGATGCTAACTTTGCATCAACAGTAACTACATCACTTGCAGCAAAAGCACCAACTGCAAGCCCAACATTTACTGGAACGGTTGCTTTACCAGCAGCATCATCGGTAACTCTTGGTGGAACTGCTCTTTCAACAACTTTGGCAACAAAGGCTGATAATGCAGCAACAATTAATACAATGAGTGGATCACACACAATTGTTTCTGCAGATGTCAGTAACATTCGTGAAATGAGCGCTGGAGGAACAATAACAATTCCTGCAGATAACTCTTTCTGGCCAGTTGGAGCATCTATGGATGTTATTCAAACTGGATCTTCACAGGTTACAGTTGCTGGAGGTGCTGGAGTAACCGTAAATGCAACTCCAGGGTTGAAGTTACGTGCTCAATGGTCCTCTGCAACAATTCTTAAGAGAGCAGCCAATACCTTCGTGGTAATGGGTGACCTCTCAGCATAAATAGTAGTATAATTTAAAAATAAGGAGATTGATTTAAATGGCACTATCAAGAAGCAGAGGTAGAACAGTAAGAAAGTCGGCAGTACCTGCATTTGACACATCTTACTCAAGATCTTCATACCAATCATATTTATCTAATATTGGTTTGTTCTATTCAGAAAGTTCTACAAATACTTCTGATAGTGGTTTAGATCAAAGATGGGGTTCACAAAATATAACACCTGGTACTATTGTTCCTTTTGGAACTACAATTGGTATCAATTATTATATTTATGTATACCCTGGCTTTAGCCATTATGCTGGTTTCTATCATGGTTTCTACCATGGTTTTGGTCACTATGCTGGATTTACCCACTATGCTGGATTTACCCACTATGCTGGATTTACCCACTATGCTGGCTTCACCCACTATGCTGGATTTACCCACTATGCTGGCTTTGGTCACTATGCTGGATTCTATCATGGCTTCTACCACAGTTTTACTCACTATGCATCGTTTTATCATGGCTTTAGTCACTATGCAGCATATTACGGTGGATTCTATCATTCATTCGGACACTATGCCGCATTCGGACACTATGGCGGATTCTATCATTCATTCGGACACTATGGCGGATTCGGACACGGTTACGGTGGATTCTATCATGGATTCGGACACGGATATAGCGGATTCGGACACAGTTACGGTGGATTCTATCATTCATTCGGACATCGTGGATACTCAATTGGTGGACAAACAGGTATCCTAACGCCAACAGGAACTATAGTTGCAGAAAATGTAAAAGTTGGAGACATCCTTCTATCGCTAGATGTATCTGAAATAAATATGGAAAACTTTGATCCTGCAACATGGTATTCAGAGGCACTTTCTGGAAACGGTATTGTAGAAACAACAGTTGTATCAGTATCAAGCAGGGTTTCTGCAGAAGCAGTGTCTATCAATGGAGACATATTTTCTACAAGCCACTGGATTTTAACTAAAAAAGACGGTATCGTAAAGTTTATGAACTCTACGGATATAGATACAACATATGAGGTGTATAACTCTGCAACTATGGACTGGTCTCCAGTAAGTTCTGCATCAGTTATTGCTTATATTGATAGAGTCTATACTATCAACTGTGAGCCATACGACATGTTCTTCACTAATACAGCATTAGTGTATGACTCAGTAGAATAGTCATAGAAGTGACTAGACTTCCAAATCATAATTATTATTCTGATGAATGGTCAAATGAACCATTTGTAATTCCAGATAGCATAATAGCGCTTAATGAAAAAAGAATAGGCAGTGCCACTCCCTATAGCATAAGTCCTCAAATTGCTGCATTTACTAGAAAGTATAGTGAAAAAGTACAAAGTGAGGAAAATTATGAGGCATCGCAGTTTGCACAATATGAGGTAGATTGGCAAGAAGAATATCGTGAAGAAAAACACCTATTTGTTCCTCAGAATAGATGGACCCATGAAGTTGTAGAGCCTCCAATTAATATTAAAGACAATCTTTATAAAATAAACATTTCTGCTGATGCTTATCCACACCTTAAGCCATTTGAACATAAGTATGAAAATTCGGGAACTATTATTCGTGGCAATGAATATAAATTTATTACAAGAACACTATATAGATATGTTGATATAACTAAAAATTTTGTAAATGAAAAAGATCTAGATGATGAATGGTGTCCAAGAATATATGTATGGAAAATAAGGTGGTTGCCTCAAAAACCAGCCAAACTAACATTTTTCACTAATGAGGATATGGTATACTGGAAGTCACCAGAAACAGTTATTGATACTAATGATATTCCAGAAACTGAAGAGGGAGTGGTTGATGTGCCAGTAATATTTAAGCGAGGTATAAAGAGTGCTATGCATTATATAAAGCATGACACAACTATTCTATATATGAAAGTAGATTTTTATGAAGAGCAATAAAAAGAAAATAACCTTTATTCCTAAAAATGAATTTGTTATTGAATATACACATAAACCAGAACCAATGGTTAAAAATTTACCAGCCTGGTGGAGAAAAGTTCATCCATATGTTAATGGAGAAAAAAAGGTTATACGGGGACAGTATAACGAAACTGTAAAAAAGTGTCCTGGAATACTGGATCTTTTGTCAACAGGATATTTATTAAAAACTCCTTGTGATATTTATGTAGATGCAACAGGACCAAAATTAACTTGGCAAGTTCATGACGCACATAAAGAGTCTGTTGCAGTTCATTCACAAGAGCAGGTAGAGGGTTGGGATTTTGATAAAGAAGAGTGGATGGAGGATATATTTAGAATTCATCCTATGTGGGTAGTTGCTACATCAAAGGGTTACAGTACATTATTTATACAACCATCATTTCATACAAGTCTACCATTTGAAATTGTTCCAGCAATTGTAGATACAGATTTATATCCCTCAGATGGGCCATTCTCAATGCGTATTAAAAGAGGATTTAAGGGAATACTTGAGGCAGGCACACCACTAGTTCAGTGTATACCATATAAAAGAGAAGAGTGGGAATCAAATATTCTAGAAAAACCAGATTTAAAAGTTCTTGGCTCTATTCCGTGGAAATTAAGACACAAGTTTGGTGGAGCATATAAAAGATTGATGTGGGAAAAGAAGGTATTTAATTAATGGATAAGTTTGAAGAAAAATATGCAAACCCAGCACCACTAGAGGACTTAACTGTTCAGTTTTATACTTCTACTGCATATATAAATACTACACCTGGTCCAGAACCAGCAATTAATAATCTTCCAGATTGGTGGAAAGATAGACCTATTTATCAGATGAATGATCAAATTGATAGACTATCAATAATGAATAATCGTGGAGCAGATTCAGCATCAATTAGCGTAAAGCATTGTATGCCATTCTTTGATGCTATTACCTGCGGATATCACTATTTACTTCCTACAGATGTTCATGTTGCAAAAACAGATGATCCAGATAGACCAGATATTTGGTGGGATGAAGATGCACCAAGACCAATTGAGATGCGTGGACACTTAGAACTTCCAGTTCCTTCTGGGTGTTATCCAATACATTTTGTTTGGGATATGCGATGGGGTACTAAAATGCCAGAAGGCTGGTCGGCAATGATTACACATCCAATAGATAGATACGATTTGCCATTTTTTACAATGACTGCGATCCAAGATTCAGATAGATGGTTTACTGGAAATGTTGTTACGTTCTTTTTGAGAAAAGATTTTGAAGGAACAATTAAAAAGGGTACTCCAATTATGTCTATTATTCCAATAAAGAGAGCAAACTGGACAATGGAGGTAGACCACAAATTACAGGCAGAAGGTCTATGGGATCTTGAAAGAAAAAGAAATTATATTTATGGATTCTATAAAAAACATAGATGGATAAGAAAGAAATATAGATAGGGGAAAAAATGGAAAAGCAGTATGAGTATGGCGATGCCAATCAACCAAGTAATAGCAAATCAACAAAAGAGCATAAATTCTTTGAAAGACAGATAGAGATGAATGATCTAGAACAACTAGAGAAACTTTTAGTTCATCAATATGAAAGAATTAATCGTGGAGAACTTATTAAAGGAGATAAAAATGATAAAACTCCTTGGGACAATTCTGGTAGCGTAACCACAATGAACTGGAACAAATATAATGTATTCCAATTCTATGATGCAAATATTCACACGTTATTCAGAGCAGTAAGAGATATGACAATTGATGCATGTAACCATTACGAATTAGACTTTATTAAAGAGCAGTTTTATGTTCAGGGATGGTTTAATGTTAACTATAATCATATTGGAAAGTTAGATTGGCACGAACATGGTGGAGAAGGATCTCCTCATTTTCATGGATATTATTGCGTTAAGGCAGAGCCTTCACAAACACACTATAGAGTTTTTGAAAAAGAAATTGCAGTAGATAATAAAAACAATCGTGCAATTCTATCAGAAACAGGACATCCTCATGCAATGGGTGACTGGTCTTGGGATGGACCAAGAATTACTATTGCTTATGATGTAATCCCACTAAGATTTATTCCAAAGGAGTGGGAACAACACTGGATCCCATTGATATAGGAGGTTATAATGGAAGAAGTAAAGATAAACGTTTCTGGCAAGTATGAGTTTACTGTCATTAAAGAGTTGGCAGATATTCTTGTTCAAGAATGCTCAGATAATATTAAAATCGTTGAAGGATAATTATGCATGGAATCTCCATTGCTCTCTTACTCTCTATAGTATCCTTGATAGGGTTTTTAGTTATTTATAAATATACAATAGATACTAGACTCACTATCAAGGAACTTAGGTTAGATCGTGATACCTATAGAAACAGTATTTGGAATTTTATGAAAGGTATGGATAAAGAAAGAAAGCGTATGGCAGAAAGAAATGCTCAACAAAACAATATGGCCTACCTTGAATTAAAGAAAAAAATTAAAAAATTGCACGATGATATTGCTGATACAGATTTTGATAGTTATGAAAATGTAAAGTCTGAAATACTTTCAGCATTAAAAGAAATAGACTCTTATGGCGATTAATATTAAAATAAATAAAGATTGTCAGGCTTGGGGGCAGTGCGTGTTTGATGCACCAGAAGTTTTTGATCTTGTTGAAAGTGAAAGAAAAACCTGGAAGTATAGCGTTGAAGACTCTTTATTAGAAAAGGTTAAGACTGCACAATTACATTGTCCTAATAGAGCAATATCATTTGAGGTAATTGAAAATGAATAAGATTAAATGTTTGATTATTGGTCACAAGATAGAAGAATCATCTTGTCCATATACGATGAGAACTTATCAAACCTGTATCCGTTGTGGATCTAAAGGTATTAAGTCTGAACAATAAGTATCAATAATAACTTGAGAGTTTACAAAAATTAAAAACTCTGCTATACTTACACAATCACAGTTTTTTAAAAGGAGAAACACATGTCAGATTTTTTTAGTTTTCGTTTACCAGATGAGTTCATAAATGAGTATAAGTCAAAGGAGTCGCCCTTTGGTTTTATAGACGCTGGTGGCAACTCATTAGGAGAGATTACGTTTATTCGTACCTACTCCCGTATGAAGGAAGATGGGACTAAAGAACGCTGGCACGAGGTTTGCCGTCGTGTAATTGAGGGCATGTATTCAGTCCAAAAGAATTGGGCTAAAGAAAATAGGCTTCCATGGAATGACTATAAAGCACAGAAATCTGCCCAAGAAGCATTTCAACGGATGTTTGAATTAAAATGGACTCCACCAGGTCGTGGTATGTGGGCATTTGGAACTCCAATGACTATGGAAAAAAGAAATTCTGCTGCACTTCAAAATTGTGCAATGGTATCTACAAAAGATTTAGATAAGAATGATCCAGGTGCATTATTTGCGTGGACAATGGATGCCTTGATGCTTGGTGTTGGTGTTGGGTTTGATACTGTTGGACAGGATAAGAATTTTCAAATCTATGCCCCAACAGAACCAGTTGTAAAATATGAAATACCAGATACACGTGAAGGCTGGGTCGAATCAGTTAGACTTCTCCTTAACTCATTTCTTAGACCAAACCAAAATATTCAAGAGTTTGATTACAGTCTAATACGACCTCTAGGAGCACCAATTAAGGGCTTTGGAGGGGTCGCCAGTGGCCCAGAACCACTGATTAAGTTACATAACAGCATTCGTAAGGTAATCGGTACTAGAACAGGCGAAATACTTGATTCTAGGGCTATAGTAGATATTGTTAATTTAATTGGAACATGCGTTGTTGCTGGAAATGTTAGAAGGTCTGCAACGCTTGCATTAGGTGCTTCTGGAGATGATTCTTTTATTAATTTAAAAAATCCAGATGTATTTCCAGAAAGAAATTCCTTCGATCCAGAAAATCCAGGATGGGCCTGGATGTCTAATAATTCTATATCTGCAACAGTTGGAACGAATTACGAACAATATGTTGACAGAATTGTAGATAACGGAGAGCCAGGCTTCATATGGCTTGATGTTGCAAGAAACTATGGCAGACTTAAGGATGCGCCAGACGGTAAGGATTATAGAGTAATGGGTTTTAATCCTTGTGCAGAGCAGCCACTAGAGTCATACGAACTCTGTACACTTGTAGAAGTACATTTAAATCGTCATGAATCCAAGGAAGATTTTTTGCGTACCCTTAAGTTTGCCTATCTATATGGTAAAACTGTAACTCTTGTTCCTACACATTGGCAACAAACAAATGGAATCATGCAGCGTAATCGTCGCATTGGAACATCGCTTACAGGTATTGCATCATTCTCAGATAAAAATGGTTTGCCAACAGTCCGTGAATGGATGGATGAGGGATATAATACTATTCGTAAATATGATCATCAATATTCCGAATGGCTTTGTGTTCGTGAATCAATTCGTGTAACAACTGTAAAGCCTTCAGGATCAGTTTCTATTCTTTCTGGTGCGACTCCTGGAGTTCACTGGGGACCTGGAGGAAACTTTTTCCTTCGTGCAATTAGGTTTGGTGAGACAGATCCTATGATGCATTTATTTAAAGCAGCAGGATATAAGATTGAAAAAGATGTTGTATCACAAAATACATCTGTTGTTTATTTTCCAGTAAAATCTGGACATGCACGTTCCGAAAAAGATGTAACGCTATTTGAAAAGATTGCTCTTGCAGCAACTGCTCAAAAGTACTGGTCAGATAATGGAGTTTCTGTAACTCTTTCATTTGATAAAGAGTCAGAATCTAAACATGTTGCTCCAGCGCTGCATATGTACGAGGGGCAATTGAAGGCCGTATCATTTTTACCTATGGGCAATACAGTATATCCACAACAGCCATACACTCAAATAACAGAGGATGAATATAACGAGTATATTGGAAAGATTAAAAAAATTGATTGGTCTGCTATTTATGACGGAGTGGATAACCTTGAAGCCCAGGGAGAGGCATATTGCACTACAGATTATTGTGAAATAAAAATATCGTAGTATGATAAAATAGACTTATTATGTCTAGTCCATCGAACCTATACGCAGAAAAAATATTTTCGGAACACCCGACAGTTCTTTGGGCTTTGGACGATCAGGCAGACTATATTTCTTTAATTTCAGAAAATGATCGCAAAGTATATAATTGGACGGTAACTGGTGGAACTGCAACTGTAGATTCTACAATGATAGACGAACCATTTCCTTCATCATCAGTTACCAAACTAGTCGGCAATGTAACATCTGAAGATTATTCAAAAATTATTTGTATTAGTGACGAGGTATTTAATTTAGAAGATTTAAATACTTATATGGCAACTTTTTCAATTGGAGCGTACATATATTCTAACAGTCCATATATTTCTGGTATAGAAATAGGGTATCAGTATTACGATGAAACCACAGCATCAACAGTTGAGAAATTAAAAAACTATGGAACATCTGTTTATAATAGATGGATATTTGTTTCTGAAACATTTACAATACCATCTGAAGTTGCAGCAGTAAAATTAGTATTAAAGGTTAACTATATTGGTGGCGCAGAATCGACAGATGATTACATATTTTTTGTTAATGGTGTTACTGCAGGTCAATGGGCAGAAGAGTTTAATTCAAGTTCTTTAGGATCAAACAAAATATCTTTGCCATCATCAATAGCACTTGATCCATCATTTGTAATAGAGGCAACATCTTATGGATTACAAAATACCCCTGGATATTATTTTGTAACTGATAATGCGCTTGTTGCTAAAAACTCTGGTATACCAATTGTTTATGGTTCAGGAAATACAACCATACTTTCTCCAAATAACAATAAGCCATCACTAATAATTCCTGGTTATGGATTTTTAAATGATTCTGGAAAATTTAAAGAGTATACATTAGAAATGTGGTTAAGAGTAAACTCAGACTCATCATCTAGAAAAAGAATCTTTGGTCCAATATCATCAACAGATGGCCTTTATGTAGAAGGACCATTCATACTTTTGAAGGTAGGAGAAACATTTGGATCACATTACATTGGTGAGTGGACAAGACCAATGATCGTACATATTAAATATAGTAATAATTCAGCATCGCTTATGATTAATGGCGAAGAGGTTATATCCTTGAACATTTTAACATCGAGTCTATCATTTCCTAAACTTTTATCTGAATCTGGAAAGACTCAGGACTGGCTTGGATTTTATTCATATGAAGATGTTTCTCCAGTAGAAGTTGATTGTGTGTCTATATATTCTTATCCAGTTCCATCATTAGTTGCAAAAAGAAGATTTGTTTATGGTCAAGGAGTAGAAGTTCCAGAAAATATTAATGCATCATATAGCGGAACATCAATGTTTATAGATTATCCGTTTGCTGACTATTCAAACAACTATATGTATCCAGATCTTGGATCGTGGTCTCAGGCATCCATAGATAACCTATCTGTAACTAATAACTTTTTAACAACAAAAGACTACAAGTTGCCAGAAATATTTTTAAGTAATAAAACTGTAGATGAATTATATGACGCATGTAAGAATTTGCCAACAGAAGATAACTTATATCTTAAATTAAAGCCAACTGGATGGTCTGATACTAATGGATATCTTCTGTTTGATGACATATCTATGGTCACTTCATCTAAAGCATTATATGGTATTTTTAAGGTTTCAAATGTAGTAGGAACCAAGGTATTGTTTAGAATAGATAATGCGGTTACAAAAGAATACTTCAGCATTGAACTTGTTGGAAATAAAATTAAATATTTATTTAAATATGAAGAATTGTCTAATGGTCAATCTCAAACAAATATTGATGAAATATATGAGTCTAGTTCAATTCTGGTTGGAGATGACTTTGTTGCTGGAATCGACATACCAACATTTGTAACATATTATGGTGGCAGACTTACTTCGTTTTTTGGTAACTTATCATCAGCAAAATTATATGTTGGTGGATGTAAAGAATTAATCAATACGTTCGATGGAAATATATATCATATTGGTTTTTCTAGTAACAAAAACTTTTTATCTATTTCTCACGTATTCAATTCAACATTAGGAGTACCAGCAGACTTTGAAAATATATTCAATTTATACTCTTCTCAAATAGATTATGATGCAGGACAGTACTACGGAACAAGTCAGTATTTTTGGCTTTATATTTTAGATGGTGGATCGCCAACATCATTTGCAAGCAATACATTAGATATGCATACAGCGACATACACACTTTCTCCAGTTATAGATTTTGACAAGTTTTCTTTAACAATAGATATTCAGGGAACATGGGAAGATCAAATACCTCTCTCATATTTTGCACAGTATGTTACTGATCCACGTGGTGACTCATATTATGATTTAGACTTTATACAATTTAATGTCAATTATCCAGCACCATCTATATTCCTGGAAGAAGAAACAGAGGGTGAATGGACGTATGGAGAATTGCATTCTCAATATTCAAACCCAGTTTTAAGAACCTACGAGTCGTTAGATAATCACCTTTTCACAGGATATCTTGACTACAATGATTTAAAAAATAAATCAGAAAAAACCTATAAATATGATACGTCTAATTCTTTAGTAAAATCATACATAACATTTCAATATTTAGAAACAGGTGCAAATGCCCCAGACTCATTTTTTATTAATAAAGAGATGGCTCCAAAGATAGGGATTGTTGATCCACAAGACGACTGGATACAAACAAAGTATGAGATTGTGGATAACATGTTAATTTATCCACCAAAAGGCGCCAACTTCAATGATCTTGCAATAGTTGTAGAACTTAATTTTAAAATTAAAAATGTATTAAAAAATAAAGTACAAGTTAAAAAGTTACAGTTAGCATCTCAGGCCTTCAATGATGTGTCTCCTAACGAAATTGGAACTAGATTTGCAGTGCCAATTTATCCATATAGAAAAACTGGATACTATTATGATTTTAAAAACCAAAATCCATTTACAATTTACAAAGGTAGTTCTCCATATCTTTACTTAACCAGATATTCTGGTATTCAGGTTCGTGGACAATATGATCCACTTGTTAATCGTGGTATTTTTATTCCAATTAATCCAGCATCATCATCAGATTATAAGGTTATGGCAATGCAGGCAGCGATACGGTTTGACGAAGACTTTTTCCCATATGCTCCAACACAAATTTTTGAAATAGAAAGCAAGGACTATTTAATTAAATTCTTTATGGTTGCATCACACCCAGATGGCAAGAGAGCAAGAATTTATGCTATTAATGCAAAAACTGGTCAGGTAGAAGAGGGGATTGGCTTTTACTTAAATGGAAAGATTGTTAAAGATCCAACAATAACGATTAAAGAGTGGTCTTTCCTTGGAATATCATTTTCTAACTTATTAGATTTTACCAATTATGTTGGCTCTATTAAAATCAATGGCCCACTTTTAGTTAATCTAGTTTCTCATTATAAATCTACTAACCTACAGGAAGTACAAAACGTCATTGAAAGACCATGGTTTAGGGTTAAAAGAGATGGCGGATTACAGTTTGATTGGCAATACTGGGATTCTGCATATATTTGGCAGGGGGTACTAGTGCTATCTACAACCTCATATTATGGAGTAAAGCCATCAGACATCTACAAGAGTTATACTGGAACCAACAAAATCATAGTTGACGATACACGAGAATTTAGGCTAAACGGATACCAATATAAGGTTTATGCAGATATTTCATGGCAATCTAAAATCCAAAATGCCGTATAGTATGGTATACTTGTGGTTATGAAAGACCAGAAAAAGCCAAATCTAGGTAAAACTAAAATAAAAGTCATAGACAAAAACTATGATTGGGGCGTTTATGTTTGGAAAAAATCTAATGGTAAGTGGTTTACTGATGGTCAGGGAAACGTACTAAATATCCCAGCAATGAAAGGTGATATTGCCAAGATTGCAGAATTAAAGTCGGCAGCAGCACATTATGGAGAGCCAGATGGTGAAGCAATATTTTTTGCAGGCCTTAATAGAATTTCAGATGAAGAGTATGCAGAGCAACAAGAAAGAATGCGTCAGGGGCTAATTCCAAACCTTAACGATCTTGGAGCAGTGCATGCAGCACAGCAAACAATTAAGCGTTATGGAGCACAAGACTAATGTCAGAAGAAAATGAATATATTATAGGTGCAAGAATTGATAATGCTATTCAGCAAGATGATTCTTTTGCTAAGGCAGATCCATTTAATAAAAACTGGGAAGATCTAAAATCTTTATCTGGACTGGATAACAATTTTAAGCGTAGAGCAGCAAGGCTTTCAAAGGCTAATGAGCCTGGTCAAGCATATATGGATAGTGCAAGAACTAACCAAGTTGGAATTAATGGTGCACAATCAAAAGAAATTAATCCAGGAACCGTATATCGTAACGGCTATGGTTTATTTGATGTTATAACTCCGCCATGGAATCTTTATGAACTTGCAAACTATTACGATACGTCTTTTGCTAATCATGCTGCAATTGATGCTAAGGTAGAAAATATTGTTGGACTTGGATACGACTTTGAAATTTCTCCAAGAACAATGCTTAAGTTAGAGTCTTCAAGCGATAAAGATGCAGTTGGTCGTGCACGTAACAGAATTGAAAGAGCAAAGATAGAATTACGTGATTGGCTAGAGTCATTAAATGACGATGACTCTTTTACCACAACAATGGAAAAAGTCTATACTGACGTACAGGCAGTGGGTAATGGATATTTAGAAATTGGTAGAACCGTAACTGGTGAGATCGGATATGTAGGACACATTCCAGCAACAACAATTCGTGTGAGAAGATTACGTGACGGATTTTTGCAAATAATTGGAAATAAGGTTGTGTATTTCCGTAACTTTGGTGCAACAAATCCAAATCCAGTAACATCAGATACAAGACCAAATGAAATTATTCACTTTAAGCAATACTCTCCACTAAACACGTTTTATGGTGTTCCAGATATTATGTCTGCTATTACATCATTACAGGGAGATCAATTAGCAGCACAATACAATATTGATTATTTTGGAAACAAGGCAGTTCCAAGATATGTTGTGTGGTTAAAGGGTGCAAAACTTTCTGCAGATGCAGAAGATAAAATGTTTAGATTTTTGCAGACTGGCCTAAAGGGACAAAATCACAGAACGCTATATATTCCATTACCAGGTGACACAGATACCAACAAGGTTGAGTTTAAAATGGAGCCTATTGAGAATGGGGTTCAAGAGGGCTCCTTTGAAAGATATCGTAAACAAAACCGTGATGATATTTTGATAGCACACCAAGTGCCTTTGTCTAAGATTGGTGGTGGTGATTCTGGAGCAATTGCAGCAGCACTTGCACAGGATCGTACCTTTAAAGAGCAGGTAGCCAGACCAGCCCAGAGACAAATTGAAAAAATGATTAATAAGGTTATTAGAGAAAAAACTGATATTTTAGAGTTAAAGTTTAACGAACTTACACTAACAGATGAAATTGCACAGTCTCAGATTTTGGAACGATATGTAAAAACCCAGGTTATGGTTCCAAATGAGGCAAGACAGATTCTTGGTTTACCAATGATAACTGGAGGAGACGAACCAGCCCAGTTAAACCAGGGTAGACAAAGAGATGCAGAACGAGTTAATAACCAGTCTGATGGTACAGCCACCGTTGATGGAAGAAATCCCAAAGGCGAGGGCAGGGCATCAGAGTAGGTCATTTTAACACATTAGTAAAAAAGGTTATATAATATATTCTAGTATGACTATATCTAAAGCCCATTGGGATACCAGTGGCGACTCAGTAAGACTTTCCCTTCCATTTGCGAAGGTTGATAAAGAGAGACGTATCGTCTCTGGTTTTGCATCCCTTGACAACATTGATAAGCAAGGCGATATAGTTACAGCAGAAGCATCAATGAAAGCATTCTCTGCATTCCGTGGAAACATTCGTGAAATGCATCAGCCATCAGCAGTTGGAAAAATGGTTTCATTTAAACAAGATAAATACTTTGATCCAAATACAAAAAAGTTTTATAACGGTGTTTTTGTTTCTGCATATGTTTCTAAAGGTGCACAAGATGCATGGGAAAAAGTTTTGGACGGCACATATACAGGATTTTCAATCGGTGGCCGTATGAATAAGTGGGATGACGGATATGATGAGAAGTCAGATTCCACAATTAGAATTATTAAAGATTATGATCTTGTTGAATTATCATTGGTAGATTCACCAGCAAACCAGTTTGCAAATATTATGCAAGTAGAAAAAGTAGATGGTGTTGCTGTTGTTAAGGGTGTAGATGTTGCACTTGAAAATGTTTTTTATGATGAAGAATCTGGAATAGTAATGGTATCTGAAGAAGAGTCAGTACTAAGTCCAACAAATGGAAGCCCAATGAAAAATATAGGTTTCGTTGAAAAAAACGACAACGAAAAGATAGATATGGTCAAATTCTTAGTTGATAGTGCTAAAGGCATTAATACTTCTAAGATCAACAAGGAGGTAAATCCTATGACAGAAGAAACAGCAGTTGTTGAAGAAACAACAGAAGTTACAAAGTCAGAAGAAATCGCTCCAGAGGCAGATGCCGTAGTAGAGGCTCCTGTTGCAGAAGTTGCTGAAAAGTCAGATGAGACTCCAGCAACAGAAGATGTTGCTAAGGCTGAAGAAGCCACAGTAGCAGAAGAAGTTGCAAAGTCTGAAGAGACAGTTGCAGCAGAAACAGTAGAAGAAACTTCAGAAGTATCTAAATCAGATGATGTAGTTGCAGAGTCAATTGCAGAAATCAAGAATACTATTACATCAGCCTTTAGCGATTTAGTAGAAACTGTAAAGTCTTTGCAGGCAGAAGTAGAAATGCTTAAGTCCAGCAAGGTTGATACAGATGCAGTAAAAAATTCACTTGAAGCAGTCGCCAAAGACATTGCTGCAACAAATGAACGTTTTAATGAGTTTGGAAAGAGAGTCGACGCTGTAGAAGCAGATACCGCTTTCCGAAAGTCTGGCGATCTAGGCGAGATCGTGCAGGAACTTCAGATGGAAAAATCTGAAAAATCCCTATGGGGCGGACGTTTCCTCAAAACAGCCGACTTATTTAAATAGGTTAAATCACTTAGGAGGTGACAATATGTCGGAAGAGATTAAGAAAAACCAGCCAGGACAATCTGGCGAACTAGGCGGAACTAATCCAGGTCTTTATCAAGGTCAGGGTGCTTTCGCTTCAGGTGGTGTTGGTGGTGTAACAGATCCAGGTGCAAGTACACTTGGCAACATTCCTAACGCTAACTTTGGTGTAACATCTGGTCCTAATGCCGTAAACCCTTCGGGTGATGCTGCAAGCGGAATTCTACGTCCTGAACAAGCACAACGTTTTATTGACTATGTGTGGGATGCAACCGTTCTCGCCCAGGATGGTCGTCGTGTGACCATGAGAGCAAACACCATGGAA